TCCTGGTAGATCTCCTGCAGGTCCTCGTTTGTTAATTTGTTGTCGCTATCGAGTTGGTTCCGGATCTCACGAAGTTTCTGCAGTTTCTCCTCGTCCTCAATGGGGGGGCTTGCCGCCCCAAGTGTAGGAGTCGTGTATCCTCGCCCGTAAAACGAGATCGGAGTATGTTCCGTACTCTCTCCACTTGCCGGCTCTGCTGGCGGGCCGATCCCCAGCAGCAAGTCGATCTGCCGCAATGTCTCTTGACCGGCTGGCGTCAGGGCAATGAACTCTCTGACCTTCTGGTTGACTGCATCCTGCCCCTCTGCAACATCCTGAAGTGTGAGATCAAGATCTTCATACTTCTGATTGAGATTCGCGATAGTTGTGATGAGATCGCTCTGTTTCTCGGCATACTTGTCGTCGAATTCGGAGATCTCGGCAAGCGTATCCTCGTGTTCGCGCGTCGCCCGGTTCAGCGCGACCTGGGCCTCTGTAACGTCGTCGATCAGTTCCTGGTGACGCTCCCTAGCTGCAGTGGCGCCGAATTCCATGGCATAGGCATTGTCCTCACCAGCCTCCCAGGCCACCAGGGCGGCCTTAGCTTCGTCGAGATCCTTCTGAGATGTCCGAACCCGGATCTCCTGGATGGCCTCGGTGTCCTCGAGTTCTGCCTTCGATCGACTTGCTCCGCTGAGTTCGTCCATCAGCCCAAGGATTCTGGAAAGAGATGATTCAAGATCATCAACATCTTGCTGTGACTCAGCCAGATCCAGGTCTACCTCGGACTGTTCCAGGGTGGCAATCTCATCTTCAAGGGTTGCCAGTTCCTCGTTGAGATCGGCGATCTCCTGGGTCTTCCCGGCCACATCGCTAGCTACCAACGAGGCCGAGAATTCATTGAGGGCTCCACCCAGACGACGATACTCGGCTTCCTGTTCCTGCAGGTATCGCAACCGCGTCTGTTGATGCTCGATCTCGATCTGTGTCTGCTTGATTGCTTCGCGCTTGATATCGATCGCGGATCTCGATGCCACATTGAGATCTTTCGTTGCGTTCTCTGCCTGCTTGGTTGCCAAGTAGTAGGTGCCGAGAGTCAAAGCGAGTCCGGCAATGGCCACTGCGGCTAGGGCTGCAGGATTCGCGAGGAGGGCTGCCGTGAACCCCTGTGTGGCCACGGTGGCCGCGAACGTGGATTCCCGGTAAAGAGTGAGGATTGGCGCAACCCCTGCAATGGCAGGTCCTATTGCGACCAGGGATTGCCCTGCGATCAGACCCGTTCCAGCAATGGCCTGGAGAGGTGCGGGAACAGATTCCAGTACGGTGGCTAGGCCGCCCATGGCTCCTGCAGCAGCGAGAGTGGCCGGCGCCATCGCGTCACCGAGGGCAATCTTGACTGCATCCATCTGGTTCCGGGCAATCTCCAGCTGTGCTCCGGTGCTTTCCATCTGTGCCTCAAAGGCCTGGTCAACGGCTCGACCCTCTTTGAGAGCTGCGGTATACTCGCCCAGGGCATCCTTCTGGTTGATAAGGGACATTGCCACCCGGACACCTTCCGCACCGAAAGCCTTGTTCAGGACGGCCATCTGATTGATGTTCCCACCAGACTCCTGTAGGGCGGTGTCGAGTTGGTCCAGGACCGATTGTAGACCCACGAAGTTCCCACTCGTGTCCGAGATGCTAACCCCAAGTGATTCCAGGTAGGCCTGTGTGTTTGCGTCGGCGAGTTTCAGGAGGAACGTCTTTAACCCGGTGCCTGCCTCTTCCGCACTGAGAAAGTTCTTCCTCAGAAGACCAGAGGCCGCGTTCAGTTCGTCGAAGTCCATGCCCAACGTGTTTGCTGCGTCGGCCGACTTCGAGAGCTGCTGCTGGAGTTCGGGAAGCGTCGTTTTGAAGAGTTGTACGGTGCCGAGCAGCGTGTTGGTGATGTCAGTCGCGTCTCCGGCGCGGGCGCCATAGATGTCCAGGACCATTGTGACCGCGTTCACGGCAGTGGCCAGATCCATGTTGCCTGCGACAGCCGCCCGGGCGATGGCCGGTATCTCGGCGATCGCGTTGGCTGCGGAGTATCCAGCGGACCGCATGGCGTAGTAGCCTGCAGCCACCTCGCTGGCGGAGATTGGCATCTCTTTTGAGAGGCTGATGGCACTTTCCCGGATCAGGTCCATCTCCTCAGCAGTGACTCCGCCGAGGGATTTGACCTGGGCAATCGCGGTGTCAAAGGAAAGGTATGCCTGGTTAACGTTGTCGGCCATCAGTTTTGCTGAGACGCCGATGGCGGTCATGGTCGCGCCAACCGCCAGTGCTGTCTTGCTAGCCGAGGCAGCCGCCTTTTTCCCGTCCTCGTCGAGAGTGCTCTTCAGCCCGAGCAGGATATAGAGCTTACTGATTGTACCGTCGCCACTCATGGGACCTTTCTCCGTTCATCCGGATCTAGTTGTTTCCATTCCCAACTGCGCCATATAAATTCCCGCACGTCTTCCGGGACTCCTATCCATAGTTCGTGCGGCATCCGACCGAATGCCAGGCAAAGGCCAAATATCCATTCACCGGTAGGACTTCGCGCGAAATCTGCGAGCTTCTTCTCGCAACGGCACGACGAGTTCAAAGAGGCCATCCTGGATGGCAGTGTACTCCAGGAGCCCAAAGTTACCAGCACGCCAGAACTCGACGTCGAGCGTCGGGTCGATGCACAGACCCGCATAAATCTGGTAAATCTCATCGGTCTGGCGCTCGACCTCGGCAGTGTCACCCTTGATCGCGGCCTGGCGGATGCCTGCAATCAGGGTGGAGAGCCGATCGAGTTCCGCGCGGGTCGGAACATACACCTCGACCCTGATCCCCTCGGGGGTATCGTCCGGGATCGCGATCGTGGCGGTCCGCAGGGATGATGCTCGCATGAGCCGCTCGGCGACTGTCATGCCTTCCACCGCCGCCTTCTGCTGCGCCTCACGATGAGCCTTCATTCGTGCCGCAATTCCCGGATCGTCATCCGGCATCGTTACACCTCAACATGCATCTCGTGGTCAACCTTGAACGAGAATGCCCGGTTATAATGCGTCTCAGTGGGGAAGTTGCCGTCGTACTTCGTTGCTTCACAGCCCATAAGGATATACTTCTCGACGAGCGTGCTGCCGACATAGCGCTTCCCGACGAGTGCACCGATCTTCTTGAAACCGGTCGTGATGTCTGACCACTTACTCTTCCCGGCAGCCGGGGATCCGGTGACGGCGTCCCCTAGGATCGCGGCCACGAATGCGGAATTATAGATCAGTTCGGTGATATCCGCGGTCTTCTCAAGAGAAAGGGTCTTGGTGAGCTTTTTCGCTGCGCCGTCGATCGCGCTGCTGATCGTGGTTGCGGATGTCGAGGTCTTGACACCCTGGCTGGTAGCGATGTGCGCGAGGGCCGTCGTCTCGATATCGATGTAGGTCACGGTGACCACATCATCGGCTGTGATACCAGTATATCCAACGTGGGTGGTGCCGGTCGTGTCGGTCGCGGGATTTGCGCCCTCTGTGCCAGCATACTCAGTGCCAACTAACGGGACTCCGTTCTTCTCGAGCCAGACCGATCCATACTCGGCCTTCTTTGTGAGCGGGAACTTCTTGGCGGTGACTTCGCCTGCGGTGATCGTATGTGATTCCTGTGTGAGAACTCCGCCGTGATACCAGCGGACTTCTTTTCCGGTGGGAATATCTTCAGACTGAACCATATTAAGTCTCCCAGAATTCAACGATGAGATCGCAGGGGATCTGGAGCATCCTGGTCTTTGGATCCGGTAGTTCTGGACCCCCCTCGAACTCGATAGAGATGATCTTGTAGCTGTACGTGTTGCCGGCCTTGCCGCCGGCCAGAACACAGGGATACGTCGTGCCGCCCCTGCCGTCGACCCTGGCTTTGATGGCTTCCTTCAGGGCCTTCGCGTCGGGGTAAGCATCCAAGACGGAGTATTCTCCCTGCACACAAACGGTGATCTGGATCCGCTGTTTTGACCAGCCGGGCACCTGTCGATGCTGCACATCGGAGACAACCTCGTAGGTGAGGGCGGGTGTCGAGATGTGGAGCGGCAGGGCAAGAGGGTAGATCCGCGTTCCAACAAGAGCGGCAATCGTGGTGTCGGCCAGGAGGTGGTCCCGGATCGCGACCTCGACGGGGATCATGCTCGAGTTGCCTCCTCAAACAACGCCTGCAGGCCAGCCCTGATATCATCCATCACTGTCTCCTTCGAGGAGTCCCAGGCAGGGCGTAGGAATGGGCGGGGTAGCATACCTGCCCTCGGGCCGTACGTGTAGTCATCGGGATGTGGGACTCCTGCCGACGCACCACGCCTACCGGTGCCATACTCGACAAACGGGCCATACTCGACATTGGTTCCGGTTCGGATCTCAGATCCTTCATCGGTCTGGACAATCTGAGTGGCAATCGAGTTGCGAAGTCGGCCGCCGGTATACCCCGGTCGGCTCTCGCCTACCGGGCAGATCTGCTTTGCGCGGGGCTCGACCCGCTGGGTCATTGCTTGATAAGCAATGCGGGGGAGTTCGCGGTCGACATCTGCTCCCAGGGCCTGCAGGTTCTGCACCAGATTGTCCAGGCCTTCGATTGCGGGCATCAGCCACCCCTCCAGAACGCGAGCAAGAACTGCAGTACGGCAACACCGAGCGAGATACTCGTCGCGATAATCGCCGCGACTTTCACGACACCCTGATACGTGCCGATCGCAACCAGCTGTCCGGTTTCCAGATCCCTGATCCTGATCTCATGATCCTCAATATCCCTCTGGCTAGCCTCCATGAGTTCGCGGATATGCTTCACGTCACGGGAGGTGTCCCGGATGAGGTTGTAAGTCTCCTGATCGAGGTCCATTAGGCAACCGCCTCCAGGTCAGCTCGGTAGTGCGAGAGGGTTGACGGACCATAGACCGGTCGCACGTACCTCACCAAGTATTCTCTGGTGAATCCAGCATTGTCTCCAGTGACTATGTCGCCTTCGGCGATCGTGACGGTCGGTGGTAACAGAAGCCCCACCTGATGAATTACACGGTCGCCGGGGTCAGCCGACGCCGTGCCCCCTCCTGACCCGCTCCAAGACGGGCTGACGAATCTGCAGACCACCCCGGTTGTTGATGTCGTGGAGGCAGTTGGAACCCCATATGCATCGGTCCCGGTAGCCGCCCCGACCCGGACAATCGTGCAGGTGTGAATCAGGAGTGTACGTGGGATCATCCATTCACCTTCCTAACACAGATCCGTCTGCCGGCGGTCAATCGAGAGATGTAACGCATGATCGCGGCATCGGCGAGCCGCTCGTGATAGTCGATCTCGTTCTGGGTGTTGTTGCTCAGACTGAGATCACCACCTAGGGTAATCGAGTTTGCTCGCTCGTTTGTGAGTCTGCCAAGATCGATGATCTTGGCGATTGTGAGGTGGACTGATGCAACCTCAAGATCAATGTCCCCCGGGGTACCGGTAACCCCCTGCTCGAGGAGGATAGCATCGATGCGTCGATCTGCCGACGCAATTAAAGCGGTGATGGTCGCTGTGGCAAGTGTCGTCCCCGACTCGAGGACGACGCTGTCTGCTGTGCTGTATGCCATCAGCCCCCCCACGGGAGGTTCTCGATCCCGATATATCGAGGGATCGATGGGGTCAACGGGTCGAGCGGTGTCCGAGCGATCCGGAGGTCTGGTGCCTCGTGCTGAGCCGCCTTGTCGGCATCAGCAGTCAACCGCTGCGAAAGCCAGGGATGCGAGGCAGAGGAGATCGGCATGTCGACCCCCTCAGTACTCAACTCTACAGGTTGCGTCCGCCAGGCCGTAGTTTGCGGCGAACCGCAATTTGACGACCGCCCCGACCAGGTCACGGACCGGGTCACGGTAGTTCTCGAGTTTAAGATCTTGGCGCATACCAATCTTGCCAGCCACCCGGCTGTCACATACTACCGCACCGATATTTCCATCGCTGCTGTAGTCCCAGGTATAGGTAGTGCTGCTAGTGGTCGTGTTTACAACCCACGGCTTGAGACCGAGGAACGGCGGCAGACTGCCGCTGATCACTTGCTGAGCACCGGCGTAGCCGGTCAGCAGGAACTCCTGCCCCACCAGGGTCTCGGCATCGGCACAGAGGATAGCAGTATCTGGTTGGTATCCAGCCCCCTTGACCTTTCCCTTCGCTGCCGCGATGGCCTTGATCCCCTGGGCTCCGGTCGTCCCGACCGCGTCATGCTCGAGACCGGAGTTCTCCAGGATCACCCCAAGAGCGACGTGGTTGATTGTGTTCTCCGCTCTCTCTCCATGGTGCCTCGCTTCCTCGGCAACCAGGTCGTAGAGGCAATCGTCGATCATGTTCTGCGAGATCAGTGACCGCTCGCGATAATCCTTCGCCTCGAAGTCCCGCTTCTCGTAGTCGGCTTCGTTGATCCTAGCCGGCGCCCCTTCTGGAGTCTCTGCCATATAGCCGATGGAGTTACGAAAGACAATCGATGTCTTGTTCGAGGTCATCGTAAAGAGCGGGATCGCCAGACGCATCGCTTTGGCCAGGGTGGCCCCTTCCAGGATGGTCTGGAAGAACTCGGTCTGGATCAGGGTTGTGCCCTCAACTGCCTCACTCTTGAGCAGTTCGCGGACTCTGACCAGTTTGCCGTCCCGATCGTAGGCTGCAAGTTCCCGGGGGACCCGGGTCTCCAGGATGCGCTTCGCTTCAGATGGGCCCGCATGGGCCAGTTCAAGATAAGTTGCGAGGCGGCGCTCGTGAACGCCGGCATATGCTTCAGTGGGTACTGTCATGCTTGTCTCCTCCTTAGGATGCCGCCTTGGTGATGATTTGCGGCATGACGATAATTTTCCCGGTGCCACTACCGGCGATATCTTCGATCGTGACTCCAATCACGTAACCTGTCGCGGTAGTCACGGCCAAGGTGACGGTGCCCCCAACGGGGTTGTTACTCGCGGCTACAGCTTCACCGGCGTCGATCGATGAGTCGGTGGCATTCGCGACGGTGACAACTGACCCAACCAGGGCGACGGTGACCGGGTCTCCAGAGGCGGCAGGGATGACAGCCACACCAATTGGCTGGGCGGTCGTGCCGGCAATAGCAGGATGTACAGTATCGCTAACGCCGGTTGCAGCGAACGCGACGACCTGGCCCGCTTTAATGGTCGCTCCGGCAGTGAACG